GCTCTCCACCATATACCACCATCCTCCATAAGAAAATGAAACAAAGGTACTTGATTAGGTATAGAGCTAAAACCAAAGATACCTACTTCAAAATATTTATCGTGTGAATCTTTTTGATCTCTTAAGTAGTTACCTCTTACCCAACATTCTATTACAGGTATGTTTGCATTTAAATACATTATTTTTTATCCTTTAATCTTTTAATTTCTAATTGACAGTAATGAATTATTTTTTCTAAGTCTTGTATACCAGCCTTGTTTAAATAACGACAAACATACTTTACAACACAGCCTTGAAAAAAACTTAATCCATTTTTTGAAATAAATTCATAAGGTTGAATGATAAATGTTTTGTAGTGGGATCCTCCAATTTGTTTATCTTGTGGGAATGATTCATTAAATATATCTTTATTTGTCATTTTTCTCCTGTACATATATTAAATAGTCTGCACCTAATGGGTAGTTATACTTATAGTCAGTTCTTAATAGATGTAAAGTTTTTCTTGCTCTAGTTGCACCAGTGTACCAAACCTTTCTTTCATTAATTTTTTCTTCAGAGTTCTTATGTTTAAATGAAGATGGATAGTTTCCTTTACCATATAAAACTACATTATCTTTTTCATCACCCTTAACAGAATGTATTGTATCAATAATAATAACAGGATCTTTATTTAGTTCTGCTTGGCCATAGCGTTTAAGTAATCTAATAAAATGTCTAATCTGATTTGGTTTAAAGTTCCTCCTTAATATCCACCACCACTGTTTAGTTTCAGATTCATTTGGTAAATCTAAACCACACCATTCTTTTAGTTCTTGAAAATTATATTCTTGAAAGTCTGGTTGACTGGACCAAAACTTTTCTAATCTAAACTTTGGATCAGTTAACTCTCTTATATATTGATACATAACCTTAGCCTGCATCTTATTTAATTTTTTACCATTACTTAAATGAGTCCAGGCTTTAATAGCTTCCCATTGTTTAACATCAAAACATTTAACGTCCTTGTTATCTTTAAAATATAAACCTGCATCTTTAGCTAACATCCTAAGTTCATTGACACTGCTATTGACTCTACCTAATATAAACCAGCTACCTTCTATTTCATTAAATGGAAGTTCAGTAAAATTTCTATAGCTCTTAACAGACCCTTCTTTCTCAGTATGTTCATATTCTTTTTCTTCACTATCTAAAATACCCCTTCTTATAATTTGTGAAAACTTATGGATAGCTGCACCAAATCTTCTAGTCTTTCTTAATTTTACTTTTCGGCCTGGAAAAAAAGTAGTGAAGTATTTTGGATCTGCACCATTCCATTTATATATACCTTGATCATCATCTCCAGCTAAGTATATTCTTTTTACCTTATCTGCCATCTTATATATAACTGACCATTGTAAAGGTGTAAAATCTTGAGCCTCATCTATAATTAAAACTTTTAAAGCTGGAAAGTCTACTTCTTTAATAGCTCTACCAATCATATCATCAAAGTCTATAAATGGTTTTTGTCCTCCATGTTTTTTATAATGCTCATATGTTTTTATTTTTCTAAAAAAAATATCTAAAGAATCTTTTTTATAAGACTCTTTCTTATATGCTTCACTAGGTTCAATACATAAATTTCTAGCTTTACTATATATACCTAAGGACCAATCCTTGTATAAAAAATTATCATCAGCTAATCTTTGATCACTAGTTTTTATTATCTTAGTCTGTAAAGCAAAATCAATTGTACAATCTTTAGGATCAAATACATCTTCAGAAAAATATCTTCTACAATAAGTATGTAATGTTTTAAATCTATAAAAGTCCTCACTAGTATATGTTGGAAAAGCTTCTGTTGCTCTAGCTACTGCAGTGTTAATTGCTTTATTGGTAAAAGATAAGAAAGCCATATCACTAGGAAGTATACCTTTTTTTAAATGACCCTTTAATACTTTTTCAATTAAAGTGTGTGTCTTGCCTGTACCTGGTGGTCCAAAAATCTTTATTGTTTTTTTATAAAGGCTTTTAAGTTTTTCAAGTTCTGAATTTTCCTGTGTGGTAGTCATCATCCATTTCAGTTGGCTCTTTATTTTTATTATCTTGTTTAGATTTTATTTTCATATGTTCAACAAATTCAGGCATCTGTACTTTCCATACATTCTTAACACCCTCATGATACTCAAGTCTCTGACAACTTAAAACATCTAAAGCTTCTTTAACACTCTTAAATATTTTCTTGTTACCATGGAATCGTTCTAAAGTAATCTTCCTGAAATAACACTCATTTGTTTTACTATCTAGTATAACATAGTTGTCTTTAAGCTTATCAAAATCATCTTCTTCAATATGGTTTTCAAAGAAGTCTTTTAAGAAAGTATACTTCTCTTCTTCAAGTGTATCTTCATATTTCATTTGAATATTCTCTTGTGCTCTAACTACTATCTCTCTTAATAATAATTCAAAGGGAGGTGGACCAGACTTAGGTCTAGGTAAACTCATCCAGTAAATCCCATATCTTAATAATCTAGTTCTCCAAGACTTCTCATCTTTCATATCTTCTGGAGTTACGGAAATTTTATGGCCCTGGTATTCAAATGTAAACTGAATAGACTTGGTATCTCTTACATACTCTATTTGTTTAAAGTCCTCTATCATGTCTGGTACTTGAGAACCAATACCTAACTTTCTAAACTTACATAAGTCTTTATTACATATAGGAGTAATAGCATTTAATTTAGGTGGACACTTATAAGTATAACCTTTTTTACTTAAGGAGTTTACAATAGTATTAGTAATTTCTTTTGGCTCCATTGGCTTAACGAAAATCTCTTTATTTCTTTCTTGTAATATATCGTCTATTTGTTTTTTAGTTAAAGAGTCATCAGATTTTTTCATCTCTAATACTCCAACATTAAATAGTAAATCGTTTCTATGATCCCCTCTCCATTTGTCTGTAATCATTTTCTGAACACAAGGAGGATAATCTTTCCAATTACTTTCTGGTTCGTATTCTTTAACTTTAATTTTAAATAAATCCTCTATTGATATTGTTTTCTGTTTAGCTAATTCTAAAAATCTTCCTATAAGTACAGGACTATTGTTATTATCATAAGCATGTTCGGTAGTAGCATCCATATTAAAGTATGGCATGTTCATACACTTGTTCATTGGAAATACTTCTAAGGATTGAAAGAAATTATTATTCCATTCATTTAATTTTTTTAATAAATCTTTTACTGGAGCCCAATCTTTTAAGAATAAGAATAGGTGTAGTCCACCAGACTTTGATCTAACTGCTATCAAAGGTAAGTTATTCTCTCTAATAATATCTACAATTTTCTTTTCACTAAATCCAGTATAGCTTTGAGGGTCTATATCTATACATCCCCACTTAACAACATCGCCATTCTCAGGTTTTATTCCTATTCTTTGAACACCTTCTAAGTGATCCTTCCATAGTTTAAGAGTAACAGGCTCGTGAAGCGTGAGCGTTCTAGCAACATGCTTACCCCGTTCATCTACCTCCCCAGTAAGAGAGGTAGTGATGAACAGTTCAGAGTTACCCTCAAATAAATTTAAGAGTTCCTTTTCCATTAAAATGGTACAGGACTCTTAGATTCTTGAGCTTTGTTGAGATCATCAGAAAAATCTACTTTACCAAAGATATCACTCTTCATTGCAGATTGATAAAAGGCTCTAGTAGTCTCCAATGCTTTACCATTGTTTTCTACATTCAAGTATTTATCAAACTCCACAACCCAACCATACCAAGAATTCTGTGAATTAGATTCCTTAGTAGTGCTCAGTTTATAAGTGGTAGCCCAAGTAGGCGGTCTGTAGAAACCTTTAGCTCCTTGAACTCTTCTTGATTGCATCATAGAGTTCCAGGTCTTAGATTTCTTTTTCTGAGTAGACTTCATAGTAATCAATGCTTGCTCTATTGGACTGTAGTTATCATCCAATAAATAAACAAAGTGGTTACCAGTGTCTTCGATATAATTACCATTAGGCAATCTATCTTTGTTGTCTGCTGACCTTGTGGTCTGAGACATGATAGCTGGATCAGTATGAATACCTACCGGTCTTCCTGGACTGTCCCCTTTATCTTTCCATTCATTAAAAGTATTAATGTAAAGACAAGGTACAACTATCACTCCTGTTTTACCTTTCCATACAGATCCTGATGTCTCACTCCATATGTCACCCTGTCTAGCAGTGTCCACATGTTTACCATCACTTTCATCAAGCACTGGTGAGTTAGCATATAGTATCTTTAGGATTGGTAGTTTTTGGTCTCGAGCTGTTACAAACTCTTGACCCTCACCAGATAAGGATTCTAAATCCATACTTGCTGGTAAGTTATCTGCTTTTTTTATAACCTCTTTAGCTTGAGGTTTCGTTTGCTCTTGTGGCATTGTTTACTCCTTCGTGG